TGGCAATCACAATCCCGATCCTGACCGATTTTAATGGGCGCGGCATAGATCGCGGCGTCAAGCAGTTTCAGCAGCTGGAAGGCAAGGGCGCAAAGGCTGGCTTTGCGATCCGCAAGGCTTTCCTGCCGGCGGTCGCCGTCCTGGGGGGCATGGCCCTCATGGCGAAACAGGGCGTGCAAGGCGTCATGGAGGATGAAGCCGCCGTTGCAAACCTGGAAGCGACGCTGAAAAGCACCGGAAACGCCGTCAATACAACGGCGCAAGGATTCTTTGAGTTTGCCAACAGGCTGCAAGACACGACCGGGGAGAGTGCTGCCCTCATAACCCAGGGCGGCGCCATGCTGGCGACGTTTAAGAACGTCAGAAACGAGATGGGCAAGGGCAATCAGATTTTCGACCGCGCCACGGTCGCCGCGCTTGACCTCTCAAAGAAGGGGTTTGGGTCGCTGGAATCCTCGAACAAGATGCTTGGGAAGGCGCTGAACGATCCAATCAAGGGCATCACGGCCCTTTCCCGCGCTGGCGTCACGTTCACCGATCAGCAGAAAAAGACCATTGCAAGCCTTGTCGCGTCCGGTAACACGCTGGAAGCCCAAAAGATCATCCTGAAGGAAGTTGAGGATCAGGTAGGCGGCACCGCCGAGGCGATGGGCAAAACCCTTCAGGGGCAGCTGGAACGCTCAAAGCGTTCATTTGAGGAATTGCAAAAGAGCCTTGCCACGGCCCTGATCCCGGTAATCGAATTTCTGGCAAGTGTGTTTCGCAATCTCACCAATTTCATGCGCGAGAACGAGACAATCACCAAGATTCTGATTGCCGTGCTGGGCGGATTGGCGCTAGGCGTGGTCGCCGTAAATGCAGCGATGAAAGTTGCGGCAGCGACGTCGGCGGTTATGACGGCTGCGCAATGGGCGCTAAATGCGGCCATGAGCGCGAATCCAATCTCAATCGTTTCTTTGGCCCTTGTTGGATTAGTCAGCGGAATTGTCATTGCCTACAACAAAAGCGAGACTTTCCGCGGGATCGTCAACGGCATCGGGAGTGCCCTGGCAGGCGTCGCAGGCTGGATTAATGACAACGTGATCCCGGCCCTTAGCCTGTTCTGGAACACCATGAAAAGGGCGTGGGATTGGATTTCCGAAAACGCCGGCCCGGTGCTGGATGCCCTGAGATTGTCACTAAAGGCGGCGTTTGCGCCGATCTTTACGGCAATCACGGCAATGCAAAAGCTCCTCGACCTGCTGGGCTCATGGAGAAAGACCCACATTCCCGCCGGCGTTACAGGCGCCTCAATCATCGCATCGGGAGGGGGAGGAATCCCCCGAGGCGCCGCCGGTGGAATCGTCAACCGTCCCACGCTGGCGCTTATTGGTGAGGCCGGCCCCGAGGCCGTGGTCCCGCTCAACAGGACGCGGGGCAACGGGCCGCTAGGCAGCGGATTCGGAAACGTCATCATCAATGTGGAAGCCGGTTTGGTGTCCACACCGGATCAGATCGGCCAGCAGATCATTGAGGCTATCCAGCGGGCGCAGCGGCGCAGCGGTCCCGCGTTCATGCCGGCATGAGCGTTCCCACAATCCAGGTGTTAGTGGGCTTTGAGCAAACGACCGGGTTTGCGACGCCCTTCCTGCTTGATTCCGCAACCTATGGGCTGCTGGGCACCGGCACCCTGGGCGGGATTCAGATGGTGGACGTAACCGAAATGGTGCAGAGCATCAGCATCACGCGGGGGCGGAATCGGAACACCGAGGCATTTAACGCCGGCACCGCGCAAGTGACGTTCCACGACCCCGACCGCCAGCTGGACCCGCTCAATGCGAGTTCGCCGTATTACCCCTATGTAGAGCCGCGCCAGCCCATTGAGATTTACGCGAACGGCTGCGCAATCTACACCGGCACTATCACCGATTGGAACCTCGATTACCACTACGCCGAGGCCGGGAACGTTCTGACCGCTGCCTGCTCCGATCCGTTCACCGTTCTCGCGCAAATGACCATGAACGCATGGACGCCGGCGGAGCAGACGACCGGCGAGCGGATCGAGGCCGTCCTAGCCCTGTCGGAAGTGGAGTATCAGGGAGGGCGCAACCTGGACACCGGGCAGAGCGTTCTCGGGGGCACCCCCGGGGGCGGAGGGGCATGGGATGTTGCCGAGGGCACGAACGTCCTGCAATACCTTCAGCGGATCGAGGTATCAGAATCCGGTTTCCTGTTCATAGATCGCGTGGGCGATCTGCGATTTGTGGAGCGGTTTCGTCTGCTGAATCCGACCGTGATGATCGAATTCACCGACGACGGCACCGGCATCCCCTATTCCTCCCTTACCAATCAATTCGGGGATGAGCTTCTTTATAACTACATCCACATGCAATCCCCCGCCGGCGCGGTGCAGGATGCCTTCGACACAACATCTATTGCCCGCTATCAGTCCCTGGACTACTCAAAGCTCGACCTGCTGAACAGCACGACCTCGGAAGTCCTGAACCTGGCAGATCGCTTTCTGGCCGTCCACAAAGACCCATTCCTCCGCTTCACCGGCGTTTCCGTGCAGCTGGCGGCGCTCGATCCGACCGATCAGGAAACGCTATTGGACGCCGAGCTGACGGACATTGCCACGGTGCAGAAGTCGTTTGCGACAGGCTCGCCGGCAAGCGTGACCGAAACCCTGCTCATTTCCGGCATTGCCCACGAAATCAGGCCGGGGGATCATCGCGTGCGTTTCACGTTTGAGTCAATAGACACGCGGGCATTCTTTACGCTGGACAGCGCCCTGCTGGGCATTCTTGACACTAACCTTCTCGCGTTCTAGGGGGCGCACTCATGGCATGGACTACACCTAAAACAGATTTCGCACCCGGGGACGTTCTCACAGCGGCGCAGATGAACAACATTGGGGGCGATCTAACGGCCCTGCGCGGTGATTGGGGGCAGACACGCCGCGAATCGGGAAATTTCACCCTAAATAACACATCATGGCAAAATCTTGACACCGGATTGGATATCACGCTAGCGGCGGCTACCAATGACATTATTGAGGTTGCCATTTCCGCGCTGACCGGCTCCGAGGCGGTGGATGTGTTCTTCGATTGTGTAACGGTCGTAAGCGGAACGGCAACGACGAGTTTCGCAACGGGCGGCGCAGCGGCAAGCATCCCGGCAGGGCATCAGGGCATTCAGTGTTGGCGCGGAAATGCTGGCGTGCTGGCATCGCTCGGCGGGTGCATGTGGCTGAAACTGACGAGCGGTGACATTGCCAGCAGCACCGTCACGCTACGGCTTAGGTATCGAACGGGCACCGCGACTAACAAGAATGTTTACGCGGTCACAAATAATCCCTTTGTGTTTACCGCTCGCAATCATGGCCCGGTGGAAATCTAATTACGCATGACCCCCGAGGATGCAACAGCAATTCGCCATGAGCTGCGCGAGCTACGCGAGGGCATCGCATCGCTGGAAAGGCACGCCGGCGATACCGGGACGCGCCTGGGCACAATTGAGGCACGCCTGTTTGATCTGGAAATCTGGCGGGCCCGTTTGCAGGGTGCAGCAGCAACGTCCCGCGTGGTCTGGCTTCTCGCCGGCGGCGCGGTGACAGGTATCATCATGGAAATCGTGCGGAACACTTAGGGGGACGCATGGCGATCAGTAACGGACAGCACACGCTTCGCAAGGCAATGAGCTACCTGGGCAGCATGGAGGGCCCGCCGAACAGGTCCGGCGATCCCATCGTGGACGAATGCCAAGCCCTTTACGGCCTCGCCGGCGTCCCCTGGTGCGCCTGTTTCGTGGGCTATTGCATTGCCAAGAGCGATGCGGCTGCGAAATATAAGAAAGACGCGGCTACCATCGTCAATCCCTCAACGGCGGTAATGGTGGACAAGGCGCGGCGTAAGGGCTGGTATGGCGGCGTAAGCCGGAACACAAAGCCGGGCGACCTGTTCATCATTGACGGGAAGCACGTTGGATTCATCAACGCGCTCCTTACCGGCAATCGCTTTCAGACCGTTGAGGGCAATGCCAACGATGGTGTTCGCTCCTATATCCGCTCATGGGCCGATGGCTGGCGCGTTATCTCAATCCCCGGCGTAGGCGCTCCCGGACCCGCTGCCGTGGTGGATGGGTATGGATTCGACGACACCCGCGTCAAGCTTTATGGCGGCTGGCCGACACGCGAAGCGCGAGACCTCATGCTGCGGAAGTTTGCCGCTGCCAATCCCGACCTATGGACGCAAGCGGTGAGGGTGGGCCGTCCCCAGCCGTTCGCGTTCCGCGCCGGCCCGAAGGGCACGTATGGGCATTGGACGTTTGGCCCCTGGCTGCACAAGACGGGCAAGGAGCAGCGGGATTCGGTGATGGAGAAGTGGGAAAAGAATCACGAAGGAATCAAGGCCCGTCCGTGGAAAAAGACCTACAAGGAAGCATGATGCCACCTGACACCCTTCCGGCAGGCACCGAAGTCATTGAGCCCCCGCCGGCAGAACCCACCGACTATGAGCCCGAGGAAGGCAAGGAATGATCCCCAAGATCGGACCGTCCACAATTGCCATGCTGACCGGCGCAATCGTCGTGATGGTGGCGTTCATAGATACGTGGATTGAGGGCAACCCCTCAACGACGCTGGCAGCGATTTCCGCTGCCCTTACTGCCGCGCTCGGCGCCATGCGATCGTGGCAGGCCCTGTCCCCGAGTAAGGAGCAGGAATCATCAGACGTAAGCGATGGGAATACGCCGGACTCATAGCGGTCCTGGCCCTGTTCATTCTCGCCGGCTCAATTGAGGCAAACGCCGCGCCATGCGAGAAACACACAGGCAAAGCACGTTCAGCATGCGTCGTGCAGCTGAAGCGCGACAAGATGAAATGGCCCCCGAAGCCGAAAGCATGGGAGATAAAGCGCCGCGTTGGCTGGTGGTGGCGCAAGGCCGAACGGATCGCCTATTGCGAAACCGGCGGGAATTGGCAGCATTACCCCCACGGCACCTATACCGGCGGGCTGGGCATGTACCGGCGCACCTATGGCATAGGGCAGGCCGTGACCGGCTACCGCTGGCCGCATCAGGGCGCGACGAAGGCCGAGCAGATCGCCGTGGGGTATGTGGTGATGCGGCGGTTTGGAGTACGCGCTTGGGGATGCGCGTCTGCCTAGTTTGGTATAGTCGAAACGCTGATAAGGGAGATAGGCCGGGTGCCCTTATCCACTCGGCAGGTCATTCCGAATCGGCGGCGGTAGGCGGGTTCGGAAATGCGTTGGGGCCCGCCTACCGTCATTTATGCGAAGGGAGATCGCATGAAGTGTCCACATTGCGGGCACCCACCCCGCCTACACGCCGGCAGGAATTCCCGAGGGACGCCCCCGGGGGCCTGCACCTGCGGCCCACCGGATCGGCCCTGCGCCTGTCCCGGTTGGGCGCATTGGATGGAGCGAGGGCGGGAATGGCAGCTAGAGCTGCAGATGGAGCAGGACCGCGTAGATCGCGCATGGGGCGAGAGCATGAGCACGCTTTACGATCCCGACGACTGACCCTATGAGCTGCAAAGCCGGCCACATCCTCAACGTGGATGGGTACTGCCGGCTATGCGGCGCGTGGCTGGTGGATGTAGATGGGCCCTTATCGCCGTTCCCGCGTGATGAGGAAAACGCTGAAGGGGGAAATGATGGATCAGATGAGTACCGATGAGCTGACGGACCTGCTCGAATCCACGCTGGAAAATGCGTTAGAGGCATGGAAGGCCGATGCCTATGGGTGCATCGTGAAGCTGGCGACCGCCGGCAGACCGTTCACCGCGGATGATGTTCACGCGATGCTGGAAGGCCGCTGGGCACCTGGCAGCGTGCATCCGAACGTGATGGGGGCGGTGTTTGCCCGCGCTCGCCGTGACGGCATCATCACCACGCACAATCACTACCGGCCCAGCGTGCGGCGCGATGCTCACCGTCGGATGGTCAGGGTGTGGGAGGGGGTCTAGGGATGGCCGAGAACGAATCTGCGGAGATTGTGGAGTTCCCGGGACCCGGAAGCCGCGAGGAACGACGCGAGGGGCTTAGGCGGCTTCTCCGTGAATGGTGGGACCCGCCAGCGGAGCTGATAGACACGCTCCCGAAGGCGGGCATTCAGCTGAAATACCTGTCCCATGTATGGGTGTCGCGTGCTTTCTCGGAGATTGACCCCGAATGGACCTGGGCACCCATGAGCTACGACGACGCCGGCCAGCCGGTATTCGACCGTGACCAGCAGGGAAGGCCGGTGGGTCTATGGATCACGCTCACGCTATGCGGCACGACCATTCCCGGTTATGGGTCAGTAGAACCGGGGAAGCATGACGCCGTGAAAGAGCTGATCGGGGATGCCCTGCGAAATGCGGGGATGAGGCGCGGCGTAGCGGGCAAGCTCTGGACGAAGGATAAGCCCAAGAAAGCGCCGGCGAAAAAGAAGGAGCCTTTGCCAGCAGCGGTGGAACCTCCCGACGACGCGCCGCATGACGAGAAGGCGGCAGGCAAAGAGGCCTACGATTCGCTTGTCGAGGAATACGGGGAGGAAATCGTAAACGGTGCCCTTGCCACGTTCAGCGTCGCGAGGTTCAGCGAGCTCACGCCCGACAAACTTAACCTAATCCGCGCATCCCTGCTGCAGCGGGCCCGCCTGGTGGATAAGGATGGGTAGGGGGCCGGAAGCAGCGTTTCAGGCGCAGGTTATCGAGCTGGCCCACACGTTCGGATGGCTTGTGCAGCACACGCGGCCCGCAAAGCAGGGGGACAGGTGGCTCACACCTATCGCCGGCGACGTAGGATTTCCCGATTTAGTGCTGGTGCATCCGTCGCGGGGCATCCTGTTCGTCGAGCTGAAAAGCCCAACGGGCGCACTAAGCGACGCGCAATACGGATGGAGCAGGGCGATCAGGGACGCCGGCGGCGAGTGGAAGGTATGGAGACCTAAAGACATGGACGCGATCCAGCAGCGTTTAGGGGCGAGGGGAGCGCGGTGATCATTCACGCTGCAAAGCCTCAAAGGGATTTCACCGTGATCCCTAACCGCGTCCTGCGGGATGATGCCCTTTCCTACCGCGCCCGGGGGTTGCTGGTGTACCTGTTGAGTCAGCCCGAGGATTGGCAGATCAGTAGCACGCGACTCTCAATCGAAAGCGGGGAGGGCCGCGATGCAATCCGGCGTGCCCTGTCCGAGCTGCGGGCCGTGGGATACCTAGAGCTCACGAAGGAGCAGGACAGCAAGGGACTGTGGGCGAGTCACTACATCGTCACCGATACGCCCTGGTACTTCCGCCCCGAGCCTGTGGATAACCCTGTGGATAACTCACTAACCGGAGCCTGAAAAACCGACGCCGGATAATCAGTCCCTATTAGTAAGGACTATAAGACTAAGAAAAGAAGGGGAGATTGGGCAGACCTCGGAAAGACCTGGCATCAAGCGGCTACCAACGAAAGCGTGCTGCCTTCCTTGCGGAGTGGGATGGGCCGTGTCATTGGTGCAAGCGAGCGAAGGCGGTCGAGGTTGATCATGTGATCCCGGTTGCCGCCGGCATAGACCCAACAGATCAAGGCAATTGGGTAGGCAGCTGCAAAAAATGCAATGCCCGCCGTGGTGCGGAACATCTGGCAAAAACAAGGGCAAACCGCGTCGCTGCACGGACGAAAGCGGTTAAGAACCCGCCGGATTTTTTTGAGCATGAGGC